CCGTAGCAGTTAAAACAGCAGCTTTAACTGATGATGTGGATTTCATTCCATACATTGGTATTGAAGCAGGTGCGGCAGCCGCTGAAGCAATAAATGTTCATTATCAAGCGATATGCAGAAACGTCTTTGAATAAAACTTGAATGGGGGTGGAACTCCCCCATAAATTTAGGAGAAACAAATGGCAAGTTCAGATGTAAAGGCGTTAACAGTAAACGATGAGAACGCTTCCGACGATGATCGTTTAGTTACCGCAGCTCGGCCCGATACTTCCGCCACAATGGCAAATACTACTTTTGCAGGAGGTGCCGCTAGAAATGTTATAGTCACCACTACAGGCACAGGCGATAACGCTAAAACCTGTACTATTACAGGAACAGATGTTTTTGGCGATTCTATGACGGAAGTAATTACGTCTACGAGTTCCGCAGAAGCTGTAGCAGGGTCTAAATTGTTTTTAACAGTAACGGCTGTAGAATGCTCTGCACAATATGCAGCTAATATAAAAGTAGGGTCTGGTACTCTTTGTGCACAAGCTATAGGTGATGGCGCTCGTGTGCGGTTAAAAGGTCTTTCTATAGTATCAGGAGGCACCGCAGGGACTATTTCTTTTGTAAACGGTACGCCAGAAACAGGTACTGTTTTGTTTAAAGCAAGAACAATAGGCACTGCAAACACTACTACGGACAGAACTGTTCCAGAAGAGGGTGTTTTATTTGGTAGTGGTATGAGTGTTAGCTATACGCTGGATCATGCGGATATGATGACGTTTTTCTTCGCATAGGCGATTATTGTGGCTAGAAAACGAGACAAACAGCCACCTAAGACAAAAAAATATTTTCGTTCTACTAAATCTGGAGCGGGAATGACTAAAGCCGGTGTGGCGAAATACAGACGCGACAATCCGGGAAGTAAACTAAAAACGGCTGTTACAAAGAAGAAGAACCTAACAGCTAAAGATAAAGCAAGGCGTAAGTCCTTTTGTGCACGAAGCGCCGGACAGATGAAGAAGTTTCCCAAAGCGGCTAAAAATCCAAATAGCCGTTTAAGGCAGGCAAGGAGAAGATGGCGGTGTTAATTAAACAAGCTTTTGTTGGTGGTATTACCACAATGTCTCTAGGCGCCATCACATGGATGACTGTGACCCTTATAAATGTAGATAAGGAAATAGCTGTTATGTCTATAAAAATTGAACAAAACAACGCTATGTTAAAACCTTTATGGGAAGATTTTATTAAAAGGAATGCAAAGTATGAACAGGCCGCAATCAAGAAGTAAGGTAAACTTAGGACGCGGTGCGTGTCCTGTAGTAAAGATGGCTAAGGGTGGTGTTGTAAAAATGAAAAACGGTGGTAAGATTTGTCCAGAAGGTAAAGCTTGGGCGAAGCGTACTTTTGATACATATCCAAGCGCTTACGCAAATCTTGCTGCAAGTAAATATTGTAAAGATCCAAACTATGCTAAAGGCGCAAAAGGTAAGAAGAAAAAGAAGAAAGCATAATGGGCGAACTTAAAAAATGGCTAAAGCAAGACTGGGTTCGTATTGGCACGGACGGCAAAATTAAAGGTAAGTGCGGTACCTCGAAAGATAAAAAGAACCCAGATAGATGTTTACCGCGTAGCAAAGCACAGTCTCTAACTAAATCACAGCGTGCTGCTACGGCTAAAAAGAAAAAACGTGCAGGTGCAAAAGGAAAAACAGTAGTAAAAAATACAAAACCTGCTACAGTTAATCTTGGTAATGGCGGTTTTGT